TGGCGGCTATTCGCTGGCCGAGATGACGCAGGCCATCAACATCCTGCCCAACCTCTACACCCGCCTCGCCCAGATCGGCCTCTTCCGCTTCGAAGGGGTCAGCCAGCGCTCGGTCATCATCGAACAGTACGAAGGCGTCCTGAGCCTGCTGCCCTCGGTCCCCCTCGGCGGCCCCGCCACGGTCGGTACCCGCGAGGGCCGCTCGATGCGCAGCTTCGCCCTGCCGTGGATCCCGCATGACGATGTGATCCTGCCCGCCGATCTTCAGGGCCAGCCCGCGCTGGGCGCGTTCGACGCGGCCGATCCCCTCGTCGAGGTGATGAACCGCAAACTGCTGCTAATGCGCCGCAAGCACGCCCAGACCCGCGAGTACATGGAGATGAACGCCCTGCGCGGCATCGTGAAGGACGGCGCGGGGACCACCCTTTACAACTACTTCACCGAATTCGGCCTGGCGCAGATCTCGGTGGACTTCGTCCTCGGCACCGCGGGCACGAACGTGCAGGGCAAGGTCCGCGAGGTGCTGCGCGCCATCGAGGACAATCTGCTGGGCGAGGCGATGACCTCAGTTCACGCGCTGGTCAGCCGGGAGTTCTTCGACAAGCTGATCGCGCACCCGAAGACCGAGGAGGCCTACAAGTTCTACGCCTCGACCGGCGCGCAGCCCCTGCGCGAGGACGTCCGTCGCAACTTCCCCTTCGGCGGCATCCTGTTCGAGGAATACTCGGGCACCGTCACCCTCTCGACCAAGGCCACCGAACGGCTGGTCCCGGCGAACGAGGGCATCGCCTTCCCGCTCGGGACGATGGACACCTTCACCACCTATGGCGGCCCCGCGAACCTACTCGAAACCGCCAACACCATCGGCCTGCCGCTCTACGCCCGCCAGCATCTCGACGAGAAGGGCCGCTGGATCGACGTGATGACCGAGGCCTCGATCCTGCCGGTCAACAAGCGGCCGCGGCTGGCGATCCGGCTGCACACGTCGAACTGACGCCAGGCAGAAACGCCCATGTCCGTCTTTGCCGCCGCCATGGACCGCATCTTCACCCATGCCTCCATGGCGGCCCCGGCCCTCTGGATCTCGGCCACCACCTCCGAGGAACGCCCGATCCGCATCATCCGCCGCGCCCCGGATCGCGTGACCGACTTCGGCGCGGGCCGCTTCGTCAGCGACACGATGGTGGTGGATGTGCGCGTCGCTGACCTGCCCGCCCCGCGTCCGGGCGACGTGATCGTCATCGGCGCAGATAGCCATGTCATCCAGGGAGAACCGCTGCGCGACCGGGAACGGTTGATCTGGACGCTGGACCTGAGGCCAGCATGAAACTGAAGCTCACCATCGATCCTGACATCGTCGCGATGATGCAGGCCGAAATTCGCGCGGGCGAAAAGGCCGTCACCACCGCTATGCGCGAGGCGGGCGCGGGCCTGAAATCCGCCTGGCGCGGCCAGATTACCGGCGCTGGCCTCGGCACCCGGCTCGGCAACTCGATCCGGCTCGCGACCTATCCCAAGGGCAGCGAGAGCCTGAACGCCGCGGCACTGGTCTGGTCGAACGCCCCGGTGATCGTCGGTGCTCATGACGCGGGGCCGATGATCCGGTCGCGCAACGGGTTCTGGCTGGCGATCCCCACCCCCGCCGCAGGCAAATCCACCCGCGGCGGTCGCATCACGCCCGGCGAATGGGAACGCCGCACGGGGCTGCGGCTGCGCTTCATCTACCGTCGCCGGGGCCCGAGCCTGCTGGTGGCTGAGGGGCGGTTGAACAGCAAAGGCCGCGCCGTGGCATCCCGCGCGAAGACCGGTCGCGGGCTGACCACCGTGCCGATCTTCCTCCTCGTGCCGCAGGTCAAGCTGCGCAAGCGGCTCGATCTGGCGCGTGATGCCGAGCGGGCTATCGACGGCGTGCCGGGACGGATCTTGGCGGGGTGGGTGACATGATACGGCGGCAATCCGGGTCGCATCATCAGATAAAGGTTCTCGACACCTCGGGATCGAACTGCTACGAGACAACAACTGCTTCCGTACTCCCAAAGCACTTACTACCCTCTTCTCCTAGCCGCTGACGACAGAGTGCAACGGCCATACGACAGAGAGAAACTGTGTCCGTATGCAGGCAGTTCCGCCTGGGTCGGGATGCACGAGGGAAGTTAGATGTTGGGAAAATGGACCAAATGGGCATCTTTGGGAAAAGCGGCGGAAACTCCTCCAAGAGCAGCGGAAGCAAGTACGAGAAGTCAGGATCAAAGGGATCCTACGGCAAAGGTTACGGAAAGGGCAGTGCCTCTTCCAACGAGCGCAAGTACCAGCCCCGAACCGAAGCACAAGCTCGACGAGACGACAGAAAGTTCAGCTGGTTCAAGTGAACCCGTTGAGTCGCGGCTGTCTGCGGAGGTGAAGTTCTTCCTTGCCGACAAGAACTTCGGGTTCCTCCTTAACCCCGCTGGGGGCAAGGACATCCTAATCCACCGAAACGGCGTAATCGATGGAACCGTCCCCCAAAAGGGGGCGGTCTACTGGTTTGACCTTGGCGAAGACCGCCAGCAACGGCCTTGCGCGGTGAACGCTTCTCTGAAGGTGGGCGCAACGGACGCGCCAATTCCTGCCTTGGACCACGAAACCAAGGAGCTGTTCGACTGGGCGTTCATACCCTTGTTTAGCCGTGACACGACAAGCAAAGCGATCAGCGATTTGGCATCGCTCGCGCTGACCGAAGACTGGCGGTACAGGGAAAGCCCCGCCGAAGAGTTCGATGACTTTGGCATCCTGCGGAACTACATCAAATTCACATTCACCCGGCTGAGACACGAGGGCAAGGTCATCACCGGTGATCGGTTCGCGACATTCAACACGGGTTTGGTCGACCGGTTCTATGAACCGATCTATGCACTTTTTGAGAAGAATGGCCGTGCAACTCCTCCATGGAAGTGGCGATCGTTCTGCGTGAGTGGACAAGGAGAGGAAGGGAAGTTGCTTGCGCGGACATTCGAGCCGCTACCGAAGGCCGCGAGCTATTTCACGAACATCGATGACCTCTACTTCGACGCGGAGGCGCCATTCGACGAGGATCTCGATCACATTGTGCTCGATGGGATCCGACGCGACAGGTACCCGCATGATTTCCTTGACACCTACGCAGGCGGGTTTTCGCTGCAGGAGTACCTAGCAAATCGAGAGTCATATTTGGCAGGAATTGCCGACCGCTTAAACCAAAACGATGCGATGTATCGGCGGTTGAGGAACAGGCTTAAAGACGCCATTCTGCTGGCGCGCAAACGCGTCAGCTGGAACTACCGTGCCGTTGTTCCGCAGTATTACCCAAAGCACAACCTGATGAGCTTCCTCCTGCCAATCTCTTTGTCGGACGACACCAAGGTCGATGCAGCCCTGGTCGTTCAAAGCATCAGGGTGGATGGAAAGTTGAGGTATCAGGGCTACACGATTTATCCCCTCGCCTATGCATACCGGAACGCCCGCCTCGTAGCGAAGCCAATCAGTGACTGGCTTGATCCCGAGAGGATTCTGGGAACGTAAGCCTCGTTCAGGTCGGTCTGGGGGAGCCTACTTCCTCGCCAAGACCCCAGAAAACGACCTCGTAATCCACCGCCGTACAGGACAATGCCCACCACCTGCGAGACCATCCTCGCCGCGCTGCAGGCGCGGCTGCAGCCGCTTGCCGCCCTCACCCTGCGTGACGAGGTCCTGCCCGAGCGGATCCCGGCGGTGGGGCTGATCATCCTGCGCGACGGCCAGCCCGGCGAGCCAGAGGTGACGCTGTCGCCGCTGCGCTATCACTACCAGCACCGGGCAGAACTTGAGGTTATCGTCCAGGCGGGCACCAGCCGGTCAAGCGTCTTCGACGACCTGGTCGCCGCCATTGGCGCGGCACTTGAGGCGGACCGCACGCTGGGCGGCCTCTGTGACTGGGTCGAACCCGAGGCCCCGGCCTCGGTCGACCTGCCAGTCGAGGGCGCAGCGGCCCTGAAGGCGGCAGTGATTACCATCGTCCTGCATTACACCACGACCGGCCCTCTGGCCTGAATTCCTCACATAGGAGACCCCCATGGCACGCGCACACGGCGCGCGGGCGCAGATGGCGCTTGCGTTCGAGACGGTTTACGGCACCCCGCCCGCCAGCGGCTATCGGCTGATGCCCTTCGCCCGCACCACGCTGGGCGCAGAACAACCGCTTCTGAATTCGGAATTGCTCGGCTATGGCCGCGATCCCTTGGCCCCCGTCAAGGACGCCGTCACTGCCGATGGCGAGGTGGTGGTGCCGATCGACGTCGAGGCATTCGGCTTCTGGCTGAAGGCGGCCTTCGGCGCACCGACCACGACCGGGACCACGCCCAAGACCCACACCTTCCAGTCGGGCAACTGGACCCTGCCCTCGATGGCCATCGAAGTCGCCATGCCCGAGGTGCCGCGCTTCGCGATGTATGCGGGCTGCGTGATGGACCAGCTCAGCTGGCAGATGAGCCGGTCGGGGCTGCTGACCGCGACCGCCCGCCTGATCGCGCAGGGCGAGGCCATCGCTGCAACCACGGCCGCAGGCACCCCGACCGCGCTGGGCCTGCAGCGCTTCGGCCATTTCAACGGCGTGGTGAAGCGCAACGGCACGGCCTTGGGCAACGTCGTCTCGGCCGAGATCACCTATGCCAACGGCCTCGACCGGATCGAGACCATCCGGAACGACGGCAAGATCGAGGGCGCCGATCCGGGCATGGCCGCGCTGACCGGCCGGATCGAGGTGCGGTTCGCCGACCCGGCGCTGGTGACCCAAGCCATCGACGGCACGCCCTGCGAGCTCGAGTTCGCCTACAGCCTCGGCGCCAACGCCAGCTTCACCTTCACCGCCCACGCCGTCTACCTGCCGGTCCCGCGGATCGAAATCCCCGGGCCCCAGGGCATCCAGGCCACCTTCGACTGGCAGGCCGCGAAGGCCACCAGCCCCGCCCGCATGTGTACCGCCGTCCTCGTCAACACCGTCACGGGATACTGACCATGATCCGTCTGAACATTTCGAACCGGCCCGAATGGCTGGACCTGCTACCCGGCCTGCGCGTCCTGGTGGCGCCCCTCACCACCGCGCTGATGGTCTCAGCCCGCGCCGATCCCGTCATCGGCGGCCTGTCGGAAACCTCCAGCCAGGAGGACATGGCCCTCGCGATGGCCAAGGCTGTCGCCCGCCGCGCACTGCTGGATTGGGAAGGCGTGGGCGACCAGGATGGCAACCTCGTGCCGGTCAGCCCGGCCGGGATCGATGCGCTCCTCGAAATCTGGCCGGTCTTCGAAGCCTTCCAGGCGCAATATGTCGCCCGCGGTCTGATGCTGGATCAGGAAAAAAACGCCTCCGCGCCCTCGCCGACTGGTCCTTCGGCGGGGGCGACGGCTACTGCGCGGCCTGCGCAGGCCCCTGCCCGGACTGCCCCGCAAGACTGAACCGGCCGCAGACGGTCGAGGGCTGGCAGGTCTGGGACTTGACCCAGCGCCTCGGCGGCCAGCTACGCATCGCGCCGGGCGCGGTCATCGGATGGGACATGGGCGCCGCGCTGTCACTGGCGCAGGCGCTGGGCATCCCGCCCCTGATCGCCGCCGAACTGCTGCCCGAGATCGAGGCAGTGATGGTGCGCAAGCTGAACGAGCAGATGGAAGGACGCCGGAATGGCTGAGAAGAAAGTCTCCGTCCGCCTCGTGGCGGAGGGCGGACGTCGCGTGCGCGCCGAACTGGAGGGTGTCGGTGAGGCTGGGGCCCGCGGCTTTGGCCGCCTGTCACGCGAGATGGAACTGGCGAACACCCGGCTTGCGGCCTTCGCACGCCGGGCGGGCCTCGCCCTTGGGGCCGCCGCTGCCGCCGCCACGGCTTCGCTCGGTCTGATCGTAAGGTCTACCGCCGAGAGTGCCGCGCAGATCCGGCAGTTCGCGCAGGTCGCCAATGCCACGCCCGAGGCCCTGCAGCGCTGGTCGGCTGGCGCGCGGACGGTTGGCATCGAGCAGGAGAAGCTCGCCGATATCCTGAAGGACGTGAACGACCGGGTCGGGGACTTCCTGCAGACTGGCGGCGGGCCGATGGCCGATTTCTTCGAGAACGTGGCTCCCAGGGTCGGTGTCACCGCCGACCAGTTCGCACGCCTCTCCGGCCCCGAGGCGCTGCAGCTATACGTCGATACCCTAGAGCGCGCCGGTCTCAGCCAGCAGGAGATGACCTTCTATCTCGAGGCCATGGCCTCGGACGCGACCCGCCTGCTGCCGCTTCTGCGGAACGGCGGAGCCGAGATGGCGCGGCTTGGCGACCAGGCTTCCGATCTCGGTGCTGTGCTGGACAGCGACGCCCTCGAAGCCCTACGCCGCACGCAACTCGCACTCGGCACTGTGTCGCTGGTCTTTGATGGTCTGCGCAACAGCATCGCCGTGGCTGTCGCACCGACCATCGAGGCGCTGGCCAACGCCTTCGTCGCCCTCGCGTCAGACGGTGGCATCCTGCGGTCGGCGATCGACATGCTGATCGGCAACCTTGGGCGTCTCGCCTCCTATGCCGCGACCTTCGCCGCCGTCATGGCGGGCCGCTGGGTCGCGGGACTTGCCGCCGCGACCCTCTCCGTGCGCGGCCTCGCGACGGCGCTCGTCTTCCTGCGAGGCGCGCTGATCCGCACCGGCATCGGAGCGCTGATCGTTGGCGCGGGCGAGCTCGTCTATCAGTTCTCGCAGCTGGTGGCCCGGGTCGGCGGCGTGGGCGAGGCGTTTCGCCTGCTCGGCGATCTGGCTCGCGAAGTCTGGTCGCGCATCGGCCTGGCGCTGGACGCGGCCCTCGCGCGAATGGCGGCCGGATGGGAGGGCCTGAAGGCGGCGGGCCTCTCGGCGTTGGAAGGTACCATCGCGGGCGTCGTCAGCTTCGGGGACCGGACAGCCGCGATCTTCCAAGGGGCTTATGACGCGGCCGTGGCGATCTGGGGCAGCCTGCCCGGGGCCATTGGCGATTTCGCCTTCCAGGCCGCGAACGGGCTGATCTCCGGCGTCGAAGCGATGCTGAACGGCGTCGTCACCCGCATCAACAGCTTCATCGAGACCCTGAACGCGGCCCTTGCGTTGCTGCCGGAATGGGCCACTGGCGAAGGTGGCGTTCGGATAGGCGTCCTCGACCCGGTGGAACTCGGCCGCATCGGCAATCCCTTCGAAGGCGCGGCGACCGCAGCCGGTACTGCCGCGGCAGATGCCTTTTCGGCCGCGCTGTCGCGGACCTACCTCGAGCCAACTGATCTTGGCCTCGGCGCGATGGCCGACGATGCCCGCGCTCGGGCAGACGGCTATCGCGAAGCGGCAGGCATGCTCGCCGATGCCGCCGGTCGGCCGCTCGCCAGCTGGCAGGCGCTGCGGGATGCCGTGACCGGCACGGGCACCGAGGCAGAAACCGCGCTGGCCGATGCAGCCTCCTCAGCCGATGCCTTGACCACGGGGCTGAACGACACGGCCGCCGCTGCCGACGGCACTGGTGGCGCCGCGCGCGAGGCCGGAGCCGCGGCAGCCGAGGGCGCGGACACTGCGCTCTCCGGCTGGCAGGCCGTCACGGCCGCACTTGCCGACTACGCCGCCAAGGCGCGCGACATCGGCGGGGACATCGGCAGCGCGCTGGTCGGGGCCTTCCAGAGCGCCGAGAACGCCATCGGCGACTTCGTGAAGACCGGCAAACTCGACTTCCGCGACCTGGTCACCTCCATGATCGCTGATCTTGCCAAGCTCGCCGCGCGGCGCTTCATCCTCGGGCCCATCGCCAATGCACTCTCCGGCGCGCTGGGCGGGGCGGGTGGCATCTTCGCCAATATCCTGCACACGGGCGGCATGGTCGGCGCCCCTGGTCCCGGACGCATGGTCCCCGCCTTGGCCTTCGCCAATGCCCCGCGCATGCACAACGGGGGCTGGGCCGGGCTGCGGCCCGACGAAGTGCCCGCGATCCTGCAACGGGGCGAGCGGGTGCTCTCCCGGCGAGAGGCGGCTGGGTACGGCCAAGTCAGCGCCTCGACCGTCAATGTCACGATCAACGCTCGCGATGCCGAGAGCTTCCGCCAGTCCCGCACGCAGGTCGCGAGCGACATCGCCCGCGCCGTGTCGCTGGGTCGGCGCGGCATGTGAGGACCAGTCATGGCATTTCACGAGATCCGGTTTCCGGACAACATCAGCCGGGGCGCGCGCGGCGGCCCCGAGCGGCGTACACAGATCGTCGAACTGGCAAGCGGGGCCGAAGAGCGCAATGCCAGCTGGGCCAGCAGCCGCCGCCGCTATGATGTCGCCTATGGCATCCGCCGCGCGGATGATCTTGCCGCGGTCGTCGCCTTCTTCGAGGCCCGCAACGGCCGTCTGCATGGCTTCCGCTTCAAGGACTGGGCCGACTTCAAATCCTGCCTGCCGTCGCAGACGCCGGGGCCAGCCGATCAGCCGATCGGCACCGGGAACGGGGCAGCCACCCTGTTCCAGCTCACCAAACGCTACACCTCCGGCGCCCAATCCTGGACGCGGGCCATCACCAAGCCTGTCGCCGGGACCGTCACCATCGCCCTGAACGGCACGCCACAGGCCTCCGGCTGGTCAGTTTCGACCACGACCGGCCTCATCACCTTCACCACCGCCCCGGCCGCAGGCGTCGCCGTCACCGCAGGCTTCGAATTCGACGTTCCGGTCCGCTTCGACACAGATGCCCTCGACGTCACCCTCGATCTCGAACGCCTCGGCTCGATCACCTCGATCCCCCTCGTGGAAATCCGCACATGAAGTCCCTGAACCCCGCGCTGCAGGCCCATCTCGACGACGGTACCACCACCCTGTCCTGGTGCTGGCGCATCACCCGGGCCGACGGGATGACCTTCGGCTTCACCGACCATGACCGGACCCTCACCTTTGACGGTACCGAGTTCGAGCCGGAAAGCGGGCTGACCGCGTCAGAGGTCCGATCCGGCTCTGACCTGTCCGTCGATGCGCAGGATGCACAAGGCGCGCTCTCCTCCGACCGGATCACCGAGACCGACATTCTCGACGGCCGATGGGATAATGCAGCGGTCGAGGTCTGGCGCGTGAACTGGGCGAGCCCAGCGCAACGCGTGCTTCTGCGCCGCGGGGCCATCGGCCAGATCCGGCGCGGCCGGTTGGCCTTCGTGGCCGAGGTGCGGTCGCTGGCCCATCTCCTCGGCCAGACCGTTGGGCGAGCGTTTCAGGCGAGTTGCGACGCCGCGCTGGGCGATCCCCGCTGCGGCGTGAACCTCGAGGCACCGGCCTTCAAGGGCACTGGCGCGGTGATCGATGTGCTGCGGGACCGGGCCTTCACCGCTTCCGGTCTCGGCAGTTTCGCGGCAGGCTGGTTCGCCTTCGGGCTGGTGGAATGGTCGACCGGGGCGAATTCCGGGCGGCGCGTCGAGGTACTGTCACACGACCTCGTCGACGGCATTGCCATCCTGACCCTGCTGGAAGCTCCGGTGCGACCGGTCACGGCGACGGATGCCTTCGTGGTCCGGGCGGGCTGCGACAAGGGTAGCGCGACCTGCGGGACGAAGTTCGCCAACATCGCCAATTTTCGGGGGTTCCCGCATATCCCCGGTCAGGATGCCGTGCTGCGCTATGCCACCAAGGATGGCGGCCACGAGGGGGCGGTGCTGTGAAGACGGCCGACCCCGCGCTTGTCATCTCCACTGCCCGGTCCTGGCTGGGCACGCCCTATCACGACCAGGCCAGCCTGCGCGGGGTCGGCTGCGATTGCCTCGGCCTCGCGCGCGGCATTTGGCGGGAAGTCGTTGGGCCTGAGCCTTTCCCGATCCCGCCCTACAGCCGCGATTGGGGCGAGACCGGGCCGCGCGAGGTGCTGGCGGACGGGGCGCGACAGATGATGCCCGAGGTTCCGGTTCATTTGGCAGGCTCCGGTGCGCTGATCCTGTTTCGGATGGTGCCGCGCGCCATCGCCAAGCATGTCGGGATCCTCACCGGCCCGGACACCTTCCTGCACGCCTATGAACGCCTCGGCGTGATCGAGGAACCGCTATCCCCTTCCTGGCGCCGCCGCATCGCTTTCGCCTTCCTGTTCCCCGCACGCTGACACCCCAACCCTTCGAACCTTGAGTTTCCGCCATGGCCACGCTCGTCCTCGGCGCTGTCGGTTCCGCCATCGGCGGGGCCTTTGGCGGCGCGATCCTCGGCTTTTCTGGCGCTGCCATCGGTGGCTTCATCGGTTCCACCATCGGGTCGGTGGTTGACAGCTGGATCGTGTCCTCGCTGGCCCCCGCGCAGAAGATCGAGGGCCAGCGCCTCGACAGCTTGCGGATCACCTCCGCGACCGAAGGCGCGATCATCCCGCGCCTCTACGGCCGCATGCGCATCGGCGGCAACATCATCTGGGCGACCGACTTCCGTGAAGAGACGAAGACCACGACGCAAGGCGGCGGCAAGGGCGGCGGCGGCGGGAGGGTCCAGACGACCGAGTATCTGTACTACGCCAGCTTCGCAGTCGCCCTGTGTGAGGGCCCGATCACCGGCATCGGCCGCATCTGGGCCGACGGCA